CGTTGTGTGGATTGACACATTGAAAGATGAACGTCGGTCTTTGGAAAAGGTGAAAGCTGGAAAAACGCGAGTTTTTGCTGCTGGTCAGATGGATTATATTATTCTATTTCGCCAATATTTTCTGGGTTTTATAGCTGATACTATGGAACGTAGAATTGATAACGAAGTAGGTGTAGGTATTAATCCTGAAGGTCCGGATTGGCAGAAATTAGCTCTCCATTTAACGAAGTTTAGTGATAATGTAATAGCTGGTGATTTCTCTAATTATGATGGTTCCCTATCTGCTCAGGTGTTGAAATTGGTACTTGATTTGGTCAACGAATGGTATGATGACGAATTTTCTAATCATAGATCTCTGATCTTTGAAGAAATTTGTCATTCTATCCATGTCAATGGCTCTAATCTTTATCAATGGACTCACTCTCAGCCTTCTGGTAACCCCTTTACTGCTGTCCTTAATTCTATTGCTAATATGATTTATAACCGTGTTTGTTTTTATGCTTTAACTGAAAATACCCCATTAGCTGGTCAAAATTTTGAATCTTATGTTAGTATGATTGCTTATGGTGATGATAATATTCTAGGTGTCCATCCTGATGCTCATGAATATTTTAATTGTGCTAGTTTAACGCGTGCTATGTCAAAATTTGGTATGACGTACACTGATGAGAAAAAGACTGGAATGATCAATGATTTTAGACGTCTTGATCAAGTCGGTTTTTTGAAACGTTCTTTTGTTTTGCGTAACGCTCTCTGGCGTGCTCCTCTCGAATTAGAAGTTATATTGGAATCTCTTAATTGGATTCGTGGTCCCAATAATGATAAATTGTCTCTGGAACAAAATTTACAGACTCAATTGGAAAATTTAGCTTGTCATGGTCCTGAAATTTTTAACCAATGGATTGTAACGATTGAAAAAGCTGTACAATCTGTTAATTTGCAATTTCCTTTTAACACTTATGAAGGTTATGAGGAATTGCTCTTATGTCGCTATTTCGCCTTATGAAACTTGGAATGGTCCGTCTTATCTTATAGCTGTCCCTTAAGACTTTCGCGAATCCAAGTAGGAATTAATACTTTTTGTAACTTGTTCCTAGTGGAGAATTATTTAATTCTATTGACTAATGTTTGCCACTCTAAATATAGGATATTAGTCCAGCTCATCCGTAACTTGTTAGTTAACCATGTTATTTCCGATGTAAAATTTTGCTTAACTGCCGCCTTACTTACTACTATTGGTTCTGCCGTTGCAGAAAACTTGATCCAAACTGGTATTGAAAACTTGACCACCACTGTCTCCGGACTTGCCCTTGGCAGTGATGATGAACAAAACAGAACGGCTGAAGTACTTCCTCCGCGGGGTTCAACACAAATGGTTCAGAAAGAACAAGTAACCACATTCAAAGATGATAATGTCATATCCTCTTTTCAAATGTCTGGTTCTCTTTCTACTGTTTCTAATAACCTCACGAAAACCGAAGTAAATAATTTAGCTTCTCTGTTGGCTCGGCCTCAGATCGTTGCGACTGGCGAAGTTAACTCAGGCTTTCTAGAGCTACCACTAACACCTACTATTCAACAGGATGTTACTGGTTTAGCTCTGGCTCGTCTTGAGTTTCCTGATGCTTTGTTTGCTGCACCTCTTATACAATCAAAATTAGATTACTTTTCCTTCTTTAAAGCTTCTATTTGTATGAAAGCTGTATTTAACGCTCCTCCCTTTGTCCAAGGAAAGATATTAGCAGTCGCTCGTCCTTTCTATCGTGATACTAACCTTGATTTTGCTCGCAATAGCGTTGCTGGTCTTACAGGTTTTCCTCACGTGGAGATAGATTTAGCCTCTGGTAATTCTGGACAAATTAAGATGCCATTCTGCGCTCCTTTTCATGCTTGGGATTTAGTCAACTATGCAAATACAGACACTAGTACCTTCACTTATTTCCTCTATGTTTTAAATGAAGTTACTACTGCTGTTTTGCCTGTTGCTATTCCCTACACTATCTATGCGTGGTTTGAAGATGTAGAATTAACTGTGCCCACTCCTCAACGTGCTAGTTTAACTTCTTCCTCTTTTGTGTCTTCTCCTACAAGTAAATTTAGACAACGCTTACCATTGCCTCAAGCGCAAGTTTTAGACAATGATTTGCCTCCGCACCAAATATTTGCTAATCTCCCGGCTGCTGGCTTTACAAACTCAGCTGGAGCAGATACAGGTGTAAGTCTTTCTTTACAACCCAGTGAGATGGTTCCTTCTCATGACATCATTACTTCTCAGGATGAGATGGAATTGAAGTATGTGTGTATGCGTGAATCCATGTTGGATAGATTTCTCTTTTCAACTACTGATGACGTATTTGCACAAATATTTCAAACTTCTGTTTCTCCAAATGTTTGTCAACATCTCCCTGGTCCAAATGCAGATGTGTTTTACCCTACGGTTTTAGCATATACTTCTTCTATGTTTGCTTTTTGGCGTGGTACTATTCGTTATCGAGTTAGTGTCGCAAAAACTGCTTATCATTCTGGAAGGCTGCGTTTGTCCTTTATTCCTGTTGTGAAAACTTTTGTTGTCCCTACAGGAACTGAATTATCTAATGCTTATTCTGTAATATGGGATCTTCGTGAATCTTCCGATATTACTATTGATGTACCCTTTGTATATCCATTAGATATGGCTCCTATTTCTGGTCTCACTGGTATTGATTCTGTTCAACCTGAATTATCTACTGGTTTCTTCGAAATTACTGTTCTAAATCCTCTTCGTGCTTCTGAAACCGTTGCGCAGCAAGTTTCTTGTAATGTTTGGGTTTCTTCTCCCGACATGTGTTTTGCTGTTTCGCGACGTG